ATGCAAATGTACAAGAAGCAAGACTTGCATTATATGAGGAGACAATCATTCCGTTAGCACGAAGAATAATGAGCGATATGAATGAATGGCTCTCCCCAAGTTTTGGTGAGGAAATAAATATTCAATACGATTTTGAGAATGTACCTGCAATGACAGAAAGACGTAGACGCATTTACGAAAATGTTACGGCTGCTGTTCGTGAGGGTATTATTAGCCGTAACGAGGCTAGAGAGCGATTGGGTCTTGGACCCATAACAGGTGGTGATGAAGTATATATTGCTGCCAACTTATTTCCGTTAGGAGGACCAGATGTTGCAGAAGATAAAGGCGTTGATCCAGAAGTTGCTGGGAAAGAAGCCTATGGTGAAGAAAAAAGAGAAATCCGTAAAGACCACTTCACAACCGAAGAAGAAGCCACAGAAAGGGCGGAAGAAATAGGTTGTGTTGGTACTCATACAATTGACGATAATGGAACAACCATTTACATGCCTTGCCGAACTCACGCGGCATACGAAGATGCAATAGATGAGTATTCTAAATATTATCACGATGATGATGATGAGGATGATAAAAGAAAAAAACCAAAACGCAAAAAGCCTAAACGCAAAGACGAAGAAGACGATTACGAAGAAAAAGCAGAAAGTGATGTAGACACAAGACCAACAGCAGCAATGGCAATAAATGCAACAAGAGGGTTAGAGCTTCGTAGAAAGTTCAATCGTGGTGGTACCATGGTTGGCGTTCAAAGGGCAAGCAGCCTTAAAAATCGAGAAAGGTTAAGCCCACGAAGTGTTAGACGAATGCATTCATTTTTTTCTAGACATGAAGTTGATAAACAAGCAGAAGGTTTTAATCGAGGCGAAAAAGGTTATCCTAGTGCAGGTTTGATAGCATGGTTGCTGTGGGGTGGTGACGAAGGTCAGTCGTGGGCAAGACGAAAGACAGCTGAATTAGATAAAGCTCGTGATAAACAACTTGAATTAGAAGATCATATCACCGCAGCATACATTGAAACAAAAGCACCGATTTCTGAGGCTGTTAAAAAAGGTTTGGCAAAAAAGGTAAAAGATCATAACGAAAAACATGGTGATAAAAAAGGTAAACGTGTTACGCAGAGAATGTTAGAAGCTGTGTTTCGTAGAGGTGTAGGTGCCTACAATACCAATCCATCTTCTGTAAGGCCAAGTGTTCGAAGTTCAGATCAATGGGCTTATGCGCGGGTCAATGCATTTTTATTTGCTGTACGCAGAGGAAGATTTAGAAGTGGTAAATTCGACCTTGATTTGTTGCCTTCTGGTCACCCATTAAAAAGTAATGCTAAAAAGACAATGCAAATCGCAGCCGAATAGTACACTGATTTAATTTAATATGCCACCAAAATATGCAATAAGCACAGGCATGTAAAAAACAAGCATTGTAAATGCTAGTATAATTGTAAAATTTGTGATAAAGATTATTAAATTCATAATACGCTCCATTTTATAAAACTGAGCCACCTATTGAACAAGGTGGCTTCTTTTTAAAAGCCTTCTTAATCGTCTGCTTTTTTTGTAATTATCAACCCTGTCAAGGTTGTCTTCAAAAGAATTGAATAAATCTGCAAGTTCTTTGTAAACAATATTGTAAGCAGTTAAGGGTCTTTGGTTTTTGATACAGTATAAAAGCATATCTTTTTCATCAAACGTATCATAATAAACACGATCGTATTCATCTTTTATCAAATACATCCCTTCTAAAATATTTTGATATTCTGGTTTAGAATGTGATCGTTCTTTAATAATTTGCCATGCAGTAGAAAACGACATACGCCTTAGATGTGTATTAAATAAATTTAACATTACGCTGCCTCCTTTTTCAATATATCGTTTGGAGATACTTTGATTGCTGATTCTAGAATGTGATCGCTGTATTGTTTGCATTCTAGGTTATCAAGTTCGGCAAGCCACTCGTCATATGTAATAACTGTGGTTGGGAATTCTTTGTAATCAATTGTATTGCTGATGGTAATGGCTGCAACAAATGCAAAAGCATCTGCAGGACTATTTAAGTCAGATACAATGTAATCATCACCAAATTTAAATTTCCATTGGTGATTTCCGTCTGCATATTTACCAGACTCACAATGTGAACCATAATTTTCTAGTACTTGTGTTTTAACAACATATTTTCTACTTAACATTTTAGAACCTCTCTTTTTGATAAGTCTAAACTATCAAATATACATATGTTTGTCAATATAATATTTACAAAAAAGTGTATTAGACGAGAAAAAAATACTATGTTATAAGGTGCTATGGGTTTTCCTGTTTACATAAAATCTTCAAGACGCAGAATAAGTATTGCAAAAGAAGTTGCCGAGGTTAATAGGATACGTTTAGGTTATGAAAGAGGTCTTACAAAAAGATTTATTACATTATTCAGAAAAACAGCCAGACAAGCAGCACATGGTCATACCAACGGAGGTACTGTTTCGTCGTATACTGTTGAATTAGAAAATGAAGTTGGTGCTATTCTGAGGGCACATTATACCGATGTAATAAATCAATTTGGTGCCAGAGTATTTGATGGTTATAAATTTGAAACACGGTTCGAAGTGTTAATAGACCAATTTTATCAACTTTTTGGTGCAGAAAAGGTGGTTTCAATTTCAAGAACAACACGAAATTTGATTCGTGGTGCAATATTGAGAGCAGAAAAAGATGCACTTGGTGTAGATGAAACAGCAAAATTAATTGTAGAACGCACATCAGGATCAATCGGAAGATCAAGAGCAGCAACAATTGCAAGAACAGAAACGCATGCCGCAGCATCTTTTGCAACACACAAGGTTACAAACGAATTGCCATTACCACATAGAAAACAATGGAGTTCTGTTAACGATGCAAGAACAAGAGACCATCACGCAGCAATGAATGGTGTTTCTGTCGGTCACGATGATGATTTCATTGTAAGGGTAAAAGGTACTGAATATCGTATGGCACACACACACGATCCACGCGGTGGTGCAATCAATAATATAAACTGTCGATGTGTTACATTATACATACCAGAAGAGGACGTTATTTTTAGGGATTAACAAACTATTCAAAAACTTGTACAACTGTGTTAAATTAAAAAAAGAGGTTACGAATGCCATTGCCAAAACCTAGATTGGGTGAAAGCAGAAACGATTTTATGGGAAGATGTCTACAAGACGATAAAATCGTATCGGAATTTGCAAGCAACAAACAGAGGTTTGCGGTTTGCAGCACACAATATGAGGGCAGTAAAATGACTGACGAAGTAATTGAAGAACAGTTTGAAGATTTAGAACAAACTGAACAGAAACTCGAGAATGGTACCTTAAATGTTTCGTTTGACCTAAAAACGTATGGCGAAGACGAAGAAAAAGGTGTTTTTACTGGTTATGGCTCGATTTTTGGGAATAAAGACCTTGGAAACGACATTGTTTTAGAAGGGGCATTTGCACGATCTATTGGCAGAAAAGGTGCAAAATCAGTTAAATTTTTATATCAACATAAACAAGACGAGCCAATTGGTGTTTTTGACGAACTGAAAGAAGATGATAAAGGTTTGCGTGTTAAAGGTCGTCTTGCAATGGGAACGCAAAGAGGTCGTGAAGTCTACGAATTAATGAAGATGGGCGCAATTGATGGATTATCTATTGGGTACCGTGTAGATGAAAAAGGTTACGATTACGATAAGCGACGTAGGCGAAGAATGCTTAAGTCGGTCGATTTAATGGAGATTTCTGCAGTTACTTTTCCGATGAACCCTCGCGCAAGGGTTGATGCGGTGAAAGGTGCAGAACGCACAGTAAGAGATTGGGAACAGTTCCTTCGGGATGAAGGAAGCCTTTCTCGAACTGAGGCAAAGGCGGCTGCAAGCGCAGTTTCCAAGGCACTTGAACAGCGGGATGCTGTTAAAGAAGAACAGCCTGAAGTTCTTGAAGCAATTGATCGCTTCACAAACATCTTAAAATCTTAACTCTACGAAAGGTGGAAAAAATGACAGAAGAAGTCAAAACTGCCGTAGACGCGATGGCGAGTGCCTTTGAAGAATTTAAAAAGGTAAATGACGAGCGTTTGGCAGAAATTGAAAGCAAGGGGGAAGCAGACCCACTTGTTGAAGAAAAGCTTGCTAAGCTTGAAGGGGAAATGGACAAGTTTGAGACAATCAACCAGTCAATCACCCAACAACAAAAAAATGCAGAAGGCATGGAAGAAAAACTTGCTGAGATTGAAACAATGCTCAAGCGTCCTGCAAATGCAATGGATGCAAAAGACATTGATGTAAATCTAAAAGCTTGGGACACTTTTATGCGTAAAGGTGAAGATGGGCTTGATGAAATTGAAAAGAAAGCTTTGACAGTTGGTACCGCTGCAACTGCAGGTAATTTAGCACCTGCAGAGTATGTGGAAGAACTAATTAAGGTTATTACTGAAATTTCACCAGTTCGTTCTGTTGCTCGTATCCGTCAGACTTCAAATAAAGAAATTGAAGTACCAAGTAAAACTGCAACATTTGCAGCAGCTTGGACAGCGGAAACTGGTTCACGATCAGAAACAACAGGCTATACTACTTCTTTGAATACAATACCAACTCATGAGCATTATGCACTTGTTGATATTAGTTCACAGTTATTAGAAGATAGTGTTTTCGATTTAGAAGCAGAAATGAATACTGAATTTGCAGAGCAATTTGCAAAGGCAGAAGGCGCAGCCTTTATTTCTGGTGATGGTTCTAACAAACCAACAGGTATCGTGAATGGTTCTACTGTTTCATCAACAACAGCAGCAAACGCTGCATCAATTGTTGCAGATGATTTATTTGATCTGGTTCATGGCTTAAAATCAGAGTACGCAAGGTCAGCAACATTTATGATGAACCGCGCTACACTTGGAGCAATCAGAAAGCTCAAAGACACCGCAGGTCAGTATTTGTTCCAAACTGGTTTTTCTGGTCAATCAGGTCTGCCAAACACAATTCTTGGGCATCCATATGTAGAGGCACCAGATGTTGCTGATATTGCTACAACTGCAAAATCAGTTATCTTTGGTGATTATCGCAGAGGGTATATGATTGTAGATCGTGTGGCACTTGCAGTATTACGTGATCCATTTAGCCAAGCTTCATCAGGTAATGTTCGTTACATTGCTAGAAGAAGGGTTGGTGGTGAAGTAGTTCTTGCAGAAGCAATGCGAGTGCTAGAGCATCCATAAGTTTATGGTTTGGGGGGCTTTGTCCCCCCTTTCTACTAGGAGGTAGAAATGAAAATAATGATGATTAAAAATGCGGTAGGAGTTTCACGCTCAGACGGTGCGGAAACAATGACCTATGAAGCAAACAAAGAATACAATTCTTCCGAAGCATGGCAAGAAAAAGTCTTTAAGTATTTTGTTGATAATGGTTTAGCAAACGAGATAGGTGGTAATGCTCCTGTTCCAGAAACAAAAACTGATAAACCAAAACGTGCAAGAAACGAAAAAGGTCAATTGGTAGGTGATGATCCAACAACACCTGATGTCAACGAGGCTTGGGAAGGCGGTAAAGCACCAAAAAAATAAATAGGGAATGGTAGGCCATGGCTGGATTAAAAGTAACAACAGAACCAACGATTGAGCCTATCAGTATCGAGGAGGCAAAAGAACACCTTCGACTTGATGATGATGTAGATGATATTCCTGTAAAAACCTTTATAAAAGCATCACGACTTTGGGCAGAAAAATACACAGGACGTGCGTTCATAACAAGAACTGTACAACAATATCTTGACAGTACAGCATCGGTCCTTGATCCTTTGTACGAAGGGATGCGGACAGGTATTGAGACAAGGGCATATTCCAATTATATTGAATTAGCGGCTTCTCCTGCAATAAGTGTAACAAGTATAAATTATTATAATGACTCAGATACACAATCTACTTGGGCAACATCAAATTATTATGTTGATACTGTTACTGATTTGGGACGTGTTTATCTTAGGGATGGAGGAACATTTCCGACTGATCTTAGGGCTGCGAACGGTTTAGAGATAAATTACACGGCAGGTTACGGTGCTTCTAGAAGCGACATTCCTGACGATATTAGATTAGCAATGTTGCAATATATGACATTTGCTTATGAGCATAGGGGTGAACAAGAGGGTGGAACTCCTCCCATGCCACCCAAAATTCTAAGCACGTTATTAAATCCATATAAGATTATACGATTAGGAGTTCATCCCTATGCCAATATTCTGAGGACAGGGATAAGCTGATGTCTATTGGTAAAATGCGTCAAAAATTACAGATACAGAGATTTACCAAAACTCCCGATGGAGGTGGTGGGGCGACAGTTGTATTTAGTAAAGTTGCAGATATTTTCGCACGAATAATGCCAAAAGACGCAAAAGAAAATCTTTTCGGTGATCAAATGCGAGAGGTTACAACCCATGTAATAATGATTCGGTATCGTAGAGATTTAAGTCACGCAGACAGAATTGTTCAAGAACATTTTAGAGATGGTGTAAAACATACAAGAACGTTTGCAATTAAAGGAATAAAAAATATTAACAACGAATTTAAATACATGCAGATTGCAGCACAAGAAGGCGCAGGTGTGCCCACATGACAAAAATTGGTGTTATTGTTACAAGAAAATCAAGAACGAGACAACTTTTGCCACAATACCTTGATCAAGCAAAACAAATTGTTGCCGCAGGTGGAAACATGGTACGCAATACTGCTGTTCAGTCTATTCAATCGCATCAAAGTTCTGGAAGGGTTTACGAAAAATATAATCCGCGAAGAACTCACACGGCATCAACT